CCCAACCAATACTCGACCCATGTCGTGTACTCGTTGTCATTATCGACGAAGCCCTCTTTTTTCTCAAGGAGGGATTCATCCATATCGCCTTTGGTCGTTGTGATCATTGCCATATCCTTATGAGATGCGGATGAGGGCGTTGTCAGCATTGTTTGCAGGCAATTGGACCTGGAACTGCTGGCTCAACATGGTTTGATCCACCCCAAAATTCAAAACACCCACGGACTTGTTGCTTTTGGTACTGTTATAAATCAGTGCCCCACGGGTAGTAAAGGTGGAGGCGACCCAGGTGGGGTTGTCAAAACTAACAAAAGCAACTCCTTGCGCCAGGGAAACTGTGACGTTGACCAGGATCTCTCCGCCTGCAATGTAGCCCACGCCAGAAACTTCCCCAGACGTGGTGTACGCCGTAGTGCTGGGCCCAAGAACCGCGCTCGAAGTGTACAGAGCCATCTTCATCACGTCAGTGCTGAAGTCGTGCACCCCCAGGAGGAGCTCTTCTTTGAAACTGTTGGTCAGGCCTGCTGTGATCATGGATTAGCTCACTGGAATTTTGACTTGACCATCCAAATAGGCATCGCCGCGCTGCTTGCCATCTCCCAGGTTCTTGAGCAAGGCCAGCCCCTCTTTGAACTTCATCTCGTACATTTGCATCAGATCCTGCTCGCCCTTCATCCAGGTATACGCTTCCACCAACGACCCGTACAACAGCACGGAATCAAAGTTGTCGCCCAGCCAGGAAGTTCCTGCGGTTACGATTGATTCCGGGTAATAGTAATAATGAAGTTCCAATTTATAGTTGGCATCAGGCGTAGGACCAACTATAAAAGTTAATTCCGGGGTAATCGTTGCCCCTGAAATTGTAGGGCCAAAGATTGCATAATACTTGGGCGCTCCCCTGAAAGAGGGATTGGGGAATATTTCCCGCATGTAGTTCACGTCCCTGTTGAGCAAGTACAGGTAGTCCCCTTGAAATGTCACCGTTCCCGAAACCGGGCCGGTGTTTGCAAGGGTCAGCGTTACTACAAGACCATTGATCGAGGCAATGATTGCTCCCAATGCAATGTTCATCCCCGATGCATACATGCCCACAGATAAATTTGCGGCGGATGCTACTGTAATGTCGTAGCTGCCCGAGCTGCCTGTAGCGGTTGTTGAAGGAGCCAAAAACATGGCCAAAGAATATGTGGAAAGGAAATCATTTGGACACGCCACATACTTATTGCCAGCGCTCAGCTGGCCCGTCATGTTTTTTCTTAAATATGCAATCTGGACAGTGTTATAAATGCGCTGCTCGGCCTGCTGCACAAACACCGGGATTTCCGCGCTAAACGCCGGATCCTGGTTGTCCGTGTAGGAAATAAGGGCGGCTTGTAGCTGGGTGTAGTTCATGAGATGCTCGTCGTCACAGTTCCAAGCATGGCCCCCGCCGCTAAATGCTTTGCGGGGGGCATTGGTTGCATGCCAATACTAGCAAACGAGGTATCTACTGTGAAGCCCACAAACACCGTGACGCCCATCCGCGCCTCGGGGCGAGGCTGATACAGTGCCTGCGGTTCGTTGATGTTCCTCTTGGGCTCCAACTGCGGATGTTTGGGCTCGTAGCACTCCGTGCAAACCTTAAAGCCCTTCCAATCCTTGATCAGTAAATTTAGCTTAAAGCGCTGCCCACACTGGTCGCACAGCGCAATTGCAAACTTGCCTGATGCATATCCAGCAGTCATCAGTAGTCACCCCTGTACGTGGGAACCACAAAGTAGCTGGATCGCTCCCGATCTTCCGACGCTGCCCGAGCAAATTCTTCTTCATAGAACTGCTTGAGCACTTGGATCCGATCAGGGGCCTTTTTGATGGCCAAATAATACGCCAGGCCCGCGATCAAACAGGGCAAAAATCGGAAGGAGATGTCCGCTGTGTTAGTGAAAGCGCCGGTCTCCTGAATTCGCCGAATGGCGTAGTACCGGAAGATGTACGTTTGCGTGGCATCAGGCGCCGGGTACAAGAACAACTTGGCCGGCACCGTGCGTTGCACAAAGTACTGCGCAGGGCGCGAGGGGGTGTACTTGTTGGGCACATGCAGATACTCTGCGCTGCCAATACGATCAATCGTGATGTCTTGCTGATTGGAGGTATTGGCGTTGGTGCGGATCACTGCAGAAAGCGCATCAACCGTGTCCGCCGGCAACGTGTATTCATGCACGTTAGCCGTCAGAGTCACTTCTCTTTGCTCAATAGTCCACAGATTGAGGCCCCGATTGGCCCACTCTGCGAACATAAGATTCAAAGACCGTCGCGCTGTCCTGGCGTCGTAGCCATCCCGAACCTGAAGACCACAGCGTTCATACGCTTCGAGGATGATCTCGTCAAAGTCCAGGTTAAAAGAAGAGACGCCTGAAGTGGCCATGGCTTAGTAGATCTTGGCAGTGCGAGCGCGAGCGGCGCCAACTCCACGAACTTGTACCTTGTCCCCCATGACTGACTTCTTGACGGGCTGGCTCATGGTAGTGCCCTGGGGGCCTGCCATGTCTGGGCCAGCGGCGCCAATTTGTCCCTTCTTGGGCACATTCTTCATGGCCATGCCACCATCAGCAAAACCTTTTTTGGCAACACCTTGTCCACGCTTGGCCAGACCGCCTTCAGCGTATCCTTTTGTTCCACAGCTCTTCATTTCACCACCGCCTTTCCTAAATTTCATGCCCCTGCTGGACTCACTGTAGTCCTTCGCAACAGACATGGGGATACCCACTTTCTTGGCAAATGCAGGGCTGTGCGCCGCTGCATCCATCAAGCGTTTTTGCTTTTTACTCACCGCTGGCATCTGGTTTCTTCCTGCGAATGAGTTCCACAAACGGTTTGCCAGTGACCATCTCAGCGATCCGCATGAGCGTCCATACGGCACCAATCAGGCCGAATACAGGTGTAAGCAACTGCAAGAATGCTCCTATTGCCGCTATGGCAGAGGCAACATCCAGCACGTTCTTAACGGTGTCGTGATTCTGTCCCATGTCAGCAGTTCCATGCCCGTAGGGCTTTGTTAATCCGGGAGTTTGGGTCTTTCTTCGTCTTCTCGGACGTAAGCTTCTTCTTCATGCCACCCATCCTTGCACAGAAGGAGTCGTGCCTGCTGCCGCCTTCTGGCTGCGGAGGCTTGAGGTTCATACCTTGGGCCTTTGCCGAAGCTCGGCCCTTGGCGTTGAGACCGCCCTTCGGGTTTTTGCCTTCCTTGCGTTGCCAAGCAGGGGTCTTCGCCATGATCAGTACATCTTGCACTGTTTGTTGCGAGCTTCGCCCACTCCACGTGGGGCCACCGAAGCGGAAGGCTTCTGGTAATCCTTACGAGGAGTCTGCTTCGGACCGCCCTTGGACATGTCCTGCTTTTGCGCACCGGGCTGCACTTCGCCCTGGTACTGCTCAATTGCCATTTTTGCTGCACGTCCCATGATGGGCTCCTTAGCCGTAGAAGAAGGTGACAGAACTCACGTTGGTGAGAGTCAAATACGGATCGGCCTCAAACAACACGCCGTCGTTGGGGATAAGCACATACATGCACCCCGTTCCCGTGGTGTTTGCGGGCGTATCAAACTTGATAAGCTCAGTACCGCCCGACCCTCCGTCTTTGAATGACACCGATCCCGCAAGGTTTGTCGGAATAAAGTACACGGATTTGATGCGAGCACGAGGCGTACCAATGCCAGTGGCATTGGTAGAGGTCATCGTTTTCGCTTTTACGTCATATTGAAAGCCCATGGCAGGCCTCCATTAGACTGGGGTGGCAACAGTGGTGCCGTCAGATGCTCTCCAAACGCTGCCAGCAGTAGAACCAGTGGCAGTGAAGATCAAACCGGTAGCCAGATCCACAACCATCTTACCGGTGTACTTGCCAGTGGTGTTGATGGCGTTGGCGATGTCTGCAAGGTTGGCTGCAGTGTCAGCTACCAGCGCCAGATTGCCACCAAGAGTCAAGGGGCCCGAAGAAGTCACTGTGCCCGTCAGGGTCAGGCCGTTGACCGTGCCCGCTCCAGTAACAGAAGTCACTGTGCCTGCGCCGTTGGTCGTCCAGGTCGTGACGCCAGAACCGTCAGTCGTCAGGACCTGACCGTTACTGCCATCATTAGGCGGGAGGGTGATTACATAATCTGCGGCCAGCGATGCCGGGGCAGCCAAAGAGACGATTTTTCCGTTATTGCTCAGAGCAATAAAGCCGTTTTGCGACGCTACTGGGCCGGAGAAGGTGGTGCGACTCATGAAATCCTCACATGCGAGTTACGTTTGGGCGCTCTGTCTGCATGTCGTCAGCCGGGACTGTCAAAGCGCCGGGAACCCCGGGATGTGACCAATATACAGCAAAAGAAAAGGGGGCACAAGGCCCCCTTTTCACGATTTCCCAGGCAATTAAGCTGCGCCAGGAGAACCGTAGATGCCACGCGGGTCAGACCAGCCGAAGCTGTAACGCTCGCGGGCCTTGTAGCGCACGTTGCCGGTGTCAAAGTCGCCTTCAAAGGCGGTCTTGATCGGCGAACGCTGGAACATCTTCAGACCGTTGGGAGCATCGGTAATCAGGAACCAAGCGTCCGTGTCGGTCAGGAAGTGGTTGACAGCGTAACCTTCCGGAATCAGGCCCATGGACTTGATTGCGTTGATGTCGTTGTCAGCCGTTGCGGTACGCAGAGTGCTCTTCATCAGGCGTTCTGCAGTGAACTGCAGTTCCTTCGGAACAACCATCTTGCGTGCGGTCAGAGCCACCTTCAGGCCACGTTCGTCAGTGAACGCTGCGATGTCGATGATGCCCTGTTCGAGAGAGGTCTCGTTCAGGTCAGCAGGGACAGCAGGCGTGTTGCTGAAGTTGGGGCCCAAAGCGGTCGGGTGGTTGGTGGCGCACAGAGCGACACCGTCGCCGCCGGCATAAGCACCGCCTGTGAAGGCGTTGTTCAGCACGGAAGCACCCTTGACCTGCTTGGTGTTGGCCATCGAACGAGCCAGAGCTTTGGTGTAACGAGCCGACAGACGGTCATAGAGGTTGTCCTCCACGGCCTCTTCAGTCAGCGCGAACGCCATAGCAATGGTCTCGTGGGTGTAGCGAGCAGTGAACGATTCCAGAGCGGTATCGTATGCCACGCCAGCACCTTCGGTCTTCACCGGGGCGGAGCCGAAGCCAGTCAGCATGACTTCTTCTTCAAACGCACGATCCGAAGTTTCGATCGAGAAGATCTCTTCGTGCTCGTTTTCGTAGCGCTTGTACTCCAGGCCGAACAGAGCATTCAGGCCAGGCTCCAGTTCTTTGACAAGTTGTGAACGGGTAATTGCCATGATTAGACTCCGTCAGCAGCAACACCGACGCTTCCGTACTGGTGTTGATTGAGTTTGACAACCAGGACTGCGTAAGTACCCAACTCATTGTCGGGCGACTCATACAGACCCACGATCTTGAAGGTCAGACCGGCAGCCTTATCGATGGAAGCCGAAGACAGCGAACCGTTGGAAACACCAGAGGTGGTGCTGCCAGTGGTAGCGGCGGTCGGATCAGCGTTCTTACCAATGTTGGCTTGGGTAACTGCGCCATCAGCCTGAACCAGGAACAACTGGCTCGGGTCATCCAACACCTCACAGGCAATGATGCCGGTGGTGATGTTGATGCTACCGGGATAGTAGTTCTTCCAGGTGGGCTTGTTAGCACGGGTGGGATCGTTGTACTGGACACCGTTGAACACACCAGTGGGGGCGGTGTGTGTGGCAGCGTTGTACTTGATGATGTAGCCGTCATAGACGACAACCAGATCGCCTTGGTAAATGGCCGTGCCGTAGTTGTCTTCGATCTGATAGCCGTATTGCTTTTGAGCACCGGTAGCAGACAAATTACCCGACGGACGCAGACCAAAAGGCTTATTGACGTTTGCCATTTGAATCTCCTACAGGATTAAGGAATCAACCTTGCGGTTGACGGAACGTGGTGCGCGAAGTCCTTTCAGGGGACTGGATTCGCATTGAAGAGTGAGCGTTCTCACGCATCATCTCGTTGTCCACTGCCTGCAGCTGGTCCTGTGCCTTCTGGCGGAAGTACATGTTTCTCTCGGCAACCGTCTCGTCAGGAATCTTGGCAAGCAAGAGTCCACCAACAGAGATCACGCCGGCATGCTTGCCGTCGTCCATCGTGGGCAGCATAGCGCGATATTCCTCAGGAACATTTTCGGGGCGAACAAGTTCGTATCCCTCACGCAGCTTGCTGTACACGTTTTGGTTGTCAAGGTTTCCGTTGACTTCTGCGCGAATCCAACGGTACTTAAAGCCTTCAGGGGCAGGTGGTGCATCCAAACGCGAAGGCGGACGCCACGGCTTGCGACGAGCTTCTTTATCCCGGCTTTCGCTGGAACGGCTGGCTCTATCGATAGTGATTTTTTCGCTCATGACTTACTCCTTTACGTACTTGGCATACTCTTCGAGAGGTACACCCAGCTTTTTTGCAATAGCAACCTGACTCGGCGACAGCCGGACAGTTCTGCGCGCACTGTTTATTCCGGAACTCCGGGATGCAGGGGCAACAGCTGGCGCGGAACGCTGTTGTCTGGTTGATTGATTAGACGAACGATCGTCTGCAAAGTTCTTCGGAAATTGATCCCGAATCCTTCGATCCAATTCAGTATAGTACTCGTCCGAACTAGGGTCAATCCCCTCTCGTTCGATCAAATCTTGGTGAATGCCCCATGCGGCATACGTCATCACCCGATTCTGGCCAAACCACTCGTTACGAGCAGCCCACTCCTCGGCCCGGGGGTCGGGAGCAGCAGGTTGTTGACGCGGTGCGGGCGCGGGCGCTTGTGCGGGGGCGTAAGTCTGTTCAGGCTGGCGAACGGCCTCTTGTTGCTGGTGCAGCCACTGAGAAACCTGATTCTTTTCCTGCAACAGAGCCGTCAGGCGCTCTTGCGCCTCGATCTCCGTAGTAATATCCCCCTCTTCCCGGGCCTTCTGGATAATCTGACGCAAAGCAGTCTGCTGCGTCTCCATCCGGGTCTTGGCCTCGTTCAAACGGCTGTAGTCGGTGTTGATCAAACGCTGCTGGAGCGTCTGAGCCTGGGACTGTAGTCCTTTGGCGTACTCCAAAGCTGCCTGCTCACGGCGTTCGGCCTCGCGCATGCGAGCCGTAAGCTTAGAGATGCGCTTTTGCACCGCATCGTTGACCGCACCAAGCTCATCTGCATGAGTTTGTTGGGAAGATTGCTCTTGTTCTTCTTGAACAGGAGCCGCCGAAGCCTGCTCGGGCTTTTCTTGTCCGTCAGAAACCGTCACCGTGGCGGATTTTTCATCCTCCCCGAGATCGAATTCCAACTGATCGTCGTTCATCGCAGTCGCCATCTATTGCCTCACATGTGAATGATGTCTTCAGGATTCTGGATTGTGGCCAGGACTTCGTCATCGTTGATGATTCGGATCTCACCCCCGTCGATTGGCAAGCGGGCGCCTGCATATCGGCCAAAGACGATCCAATCACCCTTCTTGCACCACGGACCGGTCGGGAATTTCCCTTCGTCCCCGTATGCAAGAGGACCCACCGACAGCACGTACCCACAAACAGTGGACGCCTGCTCGCGCTGGCGTGTCTGTTCAGCGATTACGATGCCACCTTTGGATTTTTCAGCCCCGCGATAGGGCAAGATGATGATGCGCCAGCCCGTAGGCTGCGGCATTCGATCCATGACGCTCTGTTCGATCTTCTCGACATCCAGGCTGCCCTCGGTGTCGTAAGCATCATCCAGAACGGGTACATGGGCGGCAGCTTCCTCCGCCCACTTCTTCTCCAACGCAGTCATTTCCATTTGAGCTCCTTATAGGTCCTTGTTTTTGTCGAGAAGTTCTTGGATCTCCATCTCAACAAACTTGTAACCCTCAAGGCGGCCCATCAGAAACCGGTACTGCTCCATATCCTTCACATGACCGTTTACGAGCAACTCCTCCGTCTGACGACGTAGGTTTCTGATCGCAAGCAGCGTCTTCTCGGCAAACTCAAGCATGGATTACTCCAATGAAGCAGACAGATGGGGCCCCTGTCCGAGGGCTGTAGGTGCATTATGCACCTTTTGTTACGTAATCAACACCTTATTGAACGCATCTTTGCGATAAACGTACGTTTTTTTAGGTTTTTCGGCTCGGACTGCCACCTTTTTGGGCCCGGGAGAAGGCTTGGAGGCGGGCGTTTTGGGCGGCTTGGGTGGTTTGGGCAGCATCTTTTTCTCCTTGCTGTTGCAATTTCTGGGCATCCAGGGCCAACTTGGCCTGGTCAACGGCCTGGTCAGCCTGTACCCGCTGGGCTTCGAGCTGAATACGGGCTTTCTCGTTCTGATCCTTGGCCTGATCCGCAGCAGCACGTGCCTGGATCTCCTGCTCCTTGACCTTGACCAGCGGATCCTCTTGCGGACCCATCAATTCGCTTTGCAGCGCCTTGACCTCATCGTAGAACTGCGCCACCTTGAGCGCAATCATCGCCTCACGCTGCAGCGCTGAAACCAGACTTTCGGGATCCGTACCATACTGCTGGAACAGCTCCGCTTCCGTAGCTTCCTCGGCCTTGAGCCGAATGTGATCGAACACGTGCTTTTGCAGGCTGACCGCAACCTGCGGCATCCCCCCGAGCATCGGCGACAAACCAAACATCAGGTGGCTACGGATGTGCGCATCATGCTGCTGACCAGCAAACGCCTTGAGCGGCGAGCCATCAAGCGCCTGCGAGTTCTCGCTGGCCGGATCCTTGGGCTTGTCCACGTTCTGCGTGTTGAGGATGCTGTCAATATCGCG